ATCTGTTACTTTTTTTCTTGGCATTGTTCAAATTTTTTAAGGTAATTTAATGTTGCTTCGTTTTGATATCCATTAGGGCCGCCGTTCCACATTCGGACAAGATCACGGTAATTAGGATATTTGCCGTATTTTTGTGCGTAGGTATAGCAATTGATACCTATAACAGCCCAAAACACGCGCTCAGCTTTTACAGAATCAAACATATCTTTGTGTTCATAATTGAGTAGGTTTTTTAAACCCGATACTGTAACGCAAACATCGTGAATTTGATACCTGCCATAAGCCATGCCGCTGTCACCAATAAGGCTATCTGTGTTTAGCGTTTCAATGTGCCCGATAGCGTTTATAAAATCGCTGTCAGTATCGCAGGTGTCACGCGTTATATAAATGGTTTTTACATAAACTTCGGGTTCGGGTTTGTAGCCAGCGTAAATAATGGCTGCTATAAGTGCTGAGATTAGAATTATATCTTTAAGCATTAGAATAGTGTTAATTGGTTGTCATTTGATTGAAATCTGTTTTTTGCTTCTTTTATGTTTAAAATAGCTTGTTTATAATAGCTATCTTTTAATTCAATTCCAATGGCTTTACGACCTAAAGAAACAGGACTATAAACTTCAGAACCTACACCCATAAAAGGCGTTAATACAACTTCATTAGGATTAGAATATAAATCTACTAATCGGTCAATAACATCTAATTGCAATGGGTGTACATGCTTTTCGTCATCTTCTTCTTTGCTATCTCTAAAAGGTAAAACGTTGCGACCATCAATATCATCCCAAACAGATGATGCGTAACGCTGCCAAATAATATGTGCTTTTTTATTAGTATGGTGTTCAGTCCAATTTTTATATTTAATCAAAATATCTTCCCATTTGCCATATTTTTCAATCATTTCAGGTAACATTGGCGTTTTACCAAAATATTGTTGCAAACCATTTGCATGAGTAACAGGAACTTTATTTTCGCCACCTTTTCTAAAAATTAAAACATAATCAGGAACAGCTGTAAAACATCTTGTACTATCTTCAACTATGTTTTTATGCATTAAACTTTGAACCATTGTTCTCATTCTAACTTCTAAAGGTTCTTTCCAAATAGTTATTCTATTATTATAAGTAAAGCCGTGTTTTAAATGTAGCTTTATTATTTCGTGTGGAAAGTCCCAAAGATTATGCTTTGTTGTTTGTGTTATTATATCTTGACAATGAACAGCCGTAATTCTACCAGCTTTAGTAACCCTTGAAATTTCAGAAATTAAAAATTCATATTGTTGTAAAAATTGTTCTTTTGATTCGCAATTACTAAAATCATTAGGACTACTTGAATAATTGTAAAGACCTGCAAAAGGTGGTGAGTAAATTGATAAATCAATGCTTTCACTTGGTATTGTAGGCATAACTAACATGCAATCTGAATTATAAATTGCATACTTTTCTGTAATTAGTTGCTCTTTAACTTGATTTTCCATTTTTTTAAATAAAATTTGGTTTGATAATTTGTTTATTAAATTCTTTGTATTTAAACTCTAAGTTTTTGCTTAAATTTTCTTTGATAGCTTGTTGAAATTCTTTTGCCTTTTCTGTTTTATATGAAAGTGCATCTAATACCCTTTTTTGACCATCTGATAAAACTCTTTCAACTATAACTTCATTAGTTTGACCAAACCTCCAAAATCTTCTTACAGCTTGATAGTATTGTTCATAAGACCATGTAGGAAAATAAACAGTATGGTTACAATGTTGCCAATTTAATCCAAATGATGTAATTTTTGGTTTAGTAATAAGTCGCTTTATAGTTCCCTCTGCAAAATTCATCAAAATATCTTCTTTTTGGTCAACACTCATAGGGCCTTTTACCTCAACAGCTTCTTTATCTAATTGTGATAATAATTCTGTTTCATCATTATAATTTGCCCAATAAACAGATACTTTATTAGCTGCTAATTCAACAGCCTTTTCGCATCTGTTTTTAATTGTTCCTTTTTGTTCTTCAGAAACTTCAGACATAGTTTTAGCAATGCTGTTAAACATCATTATTTGACCATTTATAACCCAATTATTTTCATTCTTAACAAAATGTGTATTTTCTGTCAAATTAGGCAAAATGTATCTATCACCATTAAAACCTAAATCATTAGGGTTTTTAACACTTAATGACCATTGATTTACCCATGAAAAAAAATCGTTTTTGGCGTGTGGTTTCAAATACCATTTTGATGCAATATCTTGAGGTCTAATATTATTTTCATTATTTGCAAAAAATCTTTGTAGCATTTCCATATAAGGCAAATAACCCAATGCTTCGGAACTAGTACCAAATTCTATATAATCATTCGGAGCTGGTGTTGCTGTACTTAAAAATCTAAAAGGTATTTTTTTAACAAATGCAGTTACTTGTGTTTTAATTTTACCGTTAAAGTTTTTTAATATAGAACTTTCATCTAAAATAACGCCTTCAAAATCTTTTGAATCAAGATAGTGCAAACGTTCATAATTACAAATAACTATTTTTTTGGTGTGTTCGCCTTTAATAGTTTGCTGTATGTCATCAATGCCAATTTTTGCAGCTTCTTTTAAAAATTGAAAACCAACTGCTAAAGGAGTTAAAATCAAAACTTTTTTATTAGTGTGGTTTAATATGTTTTGAGCAATACTAAGCTGCATTAAAGTTTTGCCTAAACCCGTGTCAGCAAATATTGCCATTCGCCCTTTTCGAACTGCTTTTTCAATAATGTGTTTTTGAAAATCAAAAGCTATATCAGGATAAAAATTTGGCTCAAAACCAAACTCACCTAATAAGTGCTTTTTCTTTTCTAAAAATTCTAAATAGTTTGTCATAAATTCATTTTTTTTTAGTTTTATAAAATTCGTTCCATTTTCGCATTACAGCAGCTTTTAAATCATCGCGGTTTATAGCGTTTAATCCGTGTTTATTGTTTATATCTAAAATCGAACCTTTGTCTTTTAATACCCGGCTTTCAAATACAAAATAAACCCATTTATCTTTGTGGCCGCGCTGAATTTTTAACTGCCATAGGTCTTCTAATGTGCGGCTTTTTGCCTGCTCAGTACGTTTAACTTTCAATAGTTCATCAAGTGTAGTTTCATCTTTTACGGCAACGCCTGCAACCTGTTCAATTTCGCTAACCTTTGCAGGTTCAACAAAACCACAGTAAGGACAAGCAGCGTGTGTTTTTTCATAAGTTCTAAAGCATTCTGTACAGTCTTTGTATTCATTATCTAATTGTTCATCGGTATCTTTGCGTTTTCGCTTTTGCATCCCTTCTAATGACCATTCGCGTGTCATAAGTGGATGCCCATGTAGTTTTTGATTGCCAACGTGATCTAAAATTAAACATCTGTCTTTGCCTGCCATCGGTCTTAATCCGCGGCCAACAATCTGCAAATATAAACTTAGTGACATAGTGCGGCGTAACATTCCAACAACACTAACAGCTGGTATATCTGTACCTTCGCTTATTAAATCGCAAAACGTTAATATCTGAATATCGCGATTCGCGAATTGCAATATAATTCTTTTAACTTCGTTTTCATCGAATGTTCCATTGATAGAAACCGCCTTATAACCAGCTTCATTAAACGCCAATGCTACATTATCAGCATGCTTAATATTTACGCAACTATAAATTGCAGGTTCACCAGGTGCCAAACGTTTGTACTCCTCAACAGCATTTCCAGTTATCGCTGGCTTATCCATTTCTTTAAACAAATCATCCGCTTTGTATTCGCCGTTTTTATCCTTTTTAATTTTAGTAAAATCCGCCAATGATCTAAAGTTGTAATATTCTGGCATCACTAGGTTACCAATTTTAACCAACTCAGCAGGTAATGGCCCTAAAACTAAATCAGAAAACACATCGCCTAATCCTTGACCATCTCCGCGCCATGGTGTAGCAGTAACGCCCAAAACATAAACAGAATCTTTGTAAAAATCTAATATATATTTCCAAGTGCCAGCATTAGCGTGGTGCGCTTCATCAATAATTAGCAAATCGGGCTGTGGTACTTCATTTAAGCGATTCTTTAAACTTTGAACGCTGCAAACCTGTGCAGCTAAATAATACTGCTTAGTTCTGTTGCCTGCTATGAATCCGTGTCTTAATCCATATCGCTTACATCGCTCTGATATCTGATTGACAAGGTTTTTTTTATGCACTAAGAAATAAACTCGCTTACCTTTGTTCACAGCTTCAATTGCCATATATATAAAAGTTTCTGTTTTACCGCCGCCCGTTGGTAATACAAACAATACTTTTTTGTTCCCATTACGGTAACTTTCTCTTATACCTTCTACGCTTTGTAATTGATATGGCCTCAGCTGTATTGTGTTCATTTTGTAATTCTTTTAAAGCGTTTTGAAGTTTAAAATACATTAGCAAAGTTTTCGGATCACCATGTTTCCAGTATTCTAATGCCTGCCTACTGACATCGGCCCGCCTGCAAAGTTCACTTAAATTAGTTCCTAAATTGTCGCAGCAAATGTTAAAATTTTCAAATGTGTTCATATTTTTTTTTGTTTTGTGCTACAAAGTTAAAAACCTTTTTTATATTTGTGTCATTATTTAATTAAATATTTTAAAAATTTATGACAAACCAAGAGTATCATTCAAAAACAAACTACATATCTAAGTCGCTATTAGATATGATTCACAAATCGCCAGCGCACTACAAAGCATATATAGAAGGCGAAAAACAAGAACCAACCCCGGCTATGATTTTTGGCAGCTTAGTGCATGGTGTTGTATTTGACCAAAACAATTATGCTGTATTGCCCGAAGGATTAGACCGCCGCACTAAAGAAGGTAAGGCTGTTTATGATATGTTTATGTTCGCAAATAAAGGTACTGAGTTAATAGTAACACAAGATCAATACGAACATGCACTAAGTATTAAAAACGCTGTTCATAATCATGAAAAAGCATCTTTGTTATTACAGCAGGGTCAAGCCGAAATGTCAGTATTTGGCAAAATTGAAAACTTTGATGCAAAATGCCGGGTTGACTTTTTAAACACTAAGCATAATGTAATAGTGGATTTGAAAACAACAAACAGCGCGGCACCTGATGAATTTGCAAAATCTGTTTGGAACTATCGCTATCATGTTCAAGCCGCGTTTTATCTTGATCTTACTAAGGCTGAAAGATTCTTTTTTATAGCTGTAGATAAAGAAAAACCTTTTAATGTTGAACTTTATGAACTTGACCCCGAATCTATTGAACGCGGTCGTCAAGAATACAAAAAAGATATTCAAACCTTGCAAAAATGCTTAGATACCGGTAACTGGCACGGCTATACTGAAGATAAGAAAATACATATTATTTCATTGCCTACGTGGGCTAAATAAATTTCACAACATTATGACACAACTAACAAAACTTCCAACTTTACAGGAACTAATGACTGACAGCGTTGACAGTCTAAAACAAAACGCGCTAACTGTATTGCTAAATCAAGATCCACCTGCTAAATGGCTTGTGCAACATCCTATGATTCGCGATTACCGATACATTCCAATTGAAAAGATAGAATTTTTACTAACTAAAATTTATCCGCGTTGGTGGGTTGAAATTCGCAACACACAGATAGTAGCTAATTCAGTTGTTGTAACTATTCGCTTGCACGTAATTAACCCCATAACAGGCGAAACAGAATGGCAAGATGGCATAGGCGCCGCACCTGTACAGACAGACAAAGGTGCAGGGGCTACAGATTGGAATGCCGTTAAAACCGATGGCGTACAAAAAGCTGCACCTGCTGCCGAAACTTATGCCGTTAAAGATGCCGCTGAAAAATTTGGCAAAATATTTGGTCGCGATGTAGCACGCAAAAGCACAATGAATTATACTGATTTGCTAAGAAAAAGCGATTTTAATACAGAATTAGAAAAGTGATTTATCTTAGCAAAATGTGTAAAAAAATGTAGTTTTGGCGTAATATAAAACTTTTACTTGCAATTATCCAGAATTTCTTATTACCTTTGCATATCAGCGGCTGACCGCTAAACCGCTGTTCTACTAAGTGCAGCGGTTTTTTTATTTGAAATGTTAACAGATGTTACAGCAAGTGTAACATATAAAACGTTGAAAATCATAGGATGTTACGTGTTAACAGATGTTACACCAAAACACTACGCATATACACACATACATACATGTGTGAATCAATATTTAAAACACGCATATATATGTAATAATTAGCGTAACATGTGTAACATTGTAACATAGTATGATAATCAATTACTTATATGTTACAGTAAGTGTAACAAGTGTTAACAATAATAATATAAATAATAAATAATATAAAATAATAAATAAACTTTAATATAGAAATAGGCTTAAAACGAATTTAAACGGCATTTTAAAGCATTTTTATAGTAAAGTGATATATAGACACCAATTATTAAAAAAAGTTGCTTAAAACGAAAATATGAAAGAAACAGGTAGACCTATGAAATTCAAATCACCTGATGAATTGCAAAAAAAAATTGAATCTTACTTTGAATGGTGCGATTCAAGAACAAGAATAAAACATCTTGTTACTAAAGATGGCGTGCAGGAAGTTGTCGAAAGTTTTCCGCGACCTTATACGGTTGAAGGTTTAGCAGTTTACTTAGATACATGCCGCGATACTTTGATAAATTATTCTAACAAAGAAGCCTTTTTCGACATTATTAAACGCGCAAAGCAGAAAATACTGGCTAATAAGGTTGAAGGCGGCTTAGATAGAACTTATGATATGGGTGTTGCTAAGTTTATGCTAATCAATAATTACGGATTCAAGGATAAGCATGAAACAACCGAGGATGACAAAAACATAAACATCAACATTCAATACCCACCTGATACTAAGTAGTGCCGCGTAACATAAACATACAGCTATACAGGCCGCATTTAGGTCAACAGCGCATTTTAGATAATAAGCGAAGGTTTAACTGTATTGTTTGCGCTAGGCGTTTTGGCAAAACTGAATTGATAACATCGGTTGCATTGCCGCTTATATCACCTGCAGTATTTGAAGGTAAGTTTGTAGGTATCTTTGTTGATGACTTTAAAGATTTTGCGCAAAGCTGGAATAAGATAGTAGATACTTACAAAACAATATCTGAAGGCGGAATCATTAAACACAAAGATGAAACCTCAAAGATAATGCAGTTTCTCAATGGCGGTGTTTTAGAAGTTTGGTCTATTGGCGATGAAGGGCGAAAGGACAAAGGGCGCGGCCGAAAGTATCACCGCGTTATTTATGAAGAAACACAAAAGATACCTTCACACATATTAGAATACCATTGGAAGACGGTAAGCCGCCCAACGCTAACAGACTACAAAGGTGAAGCGTTTTTTATTGGCACCGCAGCAGGCAAAGATAACTACTGGTATGAGTTGTGCCGCAATGGTGCTATTGCTGGAAATGTCGAACGTAATTGTTACGGTGATATTGACCTACCACAAAGCGAAAACGGCAGCGATAGTTGGATAACATTTAGAATGGAAACAACAGACAACCCGGCTATTGATCCCGATGAAGTAGCAGATGCCAGCCGTGACTTAGATAGGCTAACATTTGAACAAGAATACAAATCTGTATTTGTTGACTATTCAGGTGAAGCGTGGGTTTATGTGCTAAAGGACAAAAGCATACAGC